GTCACATTTCGAGAACCTAAAGCTTGGGTATGGCGAGGTAAAGGAGAGGAACTATTCGTAGTCAAACCAGGAATAAAAGGTATACCATGTTCACCATAAAGATCAGACACATAATCCCTCTGTTCACGCATAAACTCCTGCTGTTGTTGCTGCATTTGTTTCTGCGCGTCGGCTGTAACTTTTGCACTCCCGATGCCACGTGGAGCTGTCACTTGATTAGCGGATGCCTTTCCAGCTAAAGCAGACAGCAAGGCAGCGTTCATAATGGCACGATTGAATTTTGAACTTCACACCTGTGGAACTCAGAGACGTAACCGTGTTGTGACACAAAGTTGCAGTATACTTGGATGACGCTAAGGTTGAAAACTGAGTCTGTCTTATGAACTGCAGTCCACAACTCATTCACATCAGCAGCGAAGATTGCAGTAGGAAACGCCTTCTTAAAAGCAGCCACAAACTTCGCTCGAGTCCTTCCAAATTTTTCTTGGAAAGTAATGCGGTGTTGGACCAACACAGAAAGCTGAGTGGAGATCGGTGGCAAAGGATCTGGCTTAAATATTGAAAGTCCGTCGAGGGAGTCGAACACGTCGTCGACAATGGAAGAATTTCCGTCTTTGTCAATGAGTACTATACTTTCGGCACCAGCAGAAGAAGACATAATGGAACAAACAAGTTCAAATTACTTTTGCTAATATACACACGCACCGTAATTTCGAAGGAAAAGGACGGAAACGGTCCTTGGATAAGCTACAACTAAAGGAGCTCCTCCAAGGGCTAGAAAGACACGCTACAACTCACAAGGAGCGCGTCTTTCTTAATGATGGCGTTGTTTGCCACGGTCGCCTAAGCTACTACCCTCCACGGGGAGCTCTGACGAATCCGCATCAACAACATCTACATCATCTTGAAAAGGGTTTCTACGATTAAAAGCCATAATTGCCTGTTGTTCAAGAGCGTCTGACAACACATCAATACGTTTATGTGCATCTTCTAAAGCACGACCAGCACCAACTAACAAAGAATTTTGCTCAAAGACTGAAGGGTTTGGAATATTTCCATTTCGACTAATAATTGAATTAAACGAAAGTTTATAGTCAGCCAAACGATAAGTAGTAACTGTTAGTCTCCGACTCGTCGTAAAAACACCCTCAAAATACAACTTCACGTAAGCTACAGGAAGTTCAGTTGCACGATGAACCAAAGTAAACAACATAGCATTGTTAATCGTCCAACTATAACGATCAGCCAAGGCTTGCAACAAACGGTACATTGTCTCAGTTTGTGAAGTGACATATATAAGCGGTCCAACTGGTTCAAAAGCCTG